GTCAACTTCCGCTAGACGGAAAGGGGGGAGGGCGTGTAATATCTCTGGGAGGGGGGTAAGACATGACATTGCCAAAACGCAGCGCACCAAAGCACCTGATCGCGTTCATTAACGAGCCGGACAAGTGGAATCCCGTGGTTTTTGAAGCGGCGATTTGCAAAGAAGTTGAGGATCAGACCGGGGCGCTAACGCCAAGCGATGCGTTGCTGGTGGGAATGCTGATCACGCAAGTGAATGCGTTTGTTGAAGCTCACGCAAAGATTCAAGAGCTTGGATCGCTGTATGCCTACAACTCTGGCGATGCAACAAGCCCTTGGACAAAGCTAAGAAACGAAACTTTGGACCGGACCATTAAGCTACTTGGCGAGCTAGGCCTTGTGGCGCGAGGCCGTCCGAAAAAACAGAATAAGGCGTCAGACGTAGATGAGTTATTCCTCGCTGCTTAACCCTGCATTTGAGTATGCAGCCCAAGTTACCCGCGGAGATGTTTTAGCCTGCCAGGATGTCAAGCTGGCCTGCCAGCGATTCCTGGACATGGCAGAGCGCAAGGACGCTCCGTATGAGTTTGTTCCAGCCAAGGCTGAACACATCCTAAAGTTTGTGCGGTTTTGCAATCATGTGAAGGGGCCGGAGGCTGGCAAGCCGATTGAGTTGCAGCCCTTTCAAGCCATGTTCTTGGCGGGAATCTACGGGTTTCGCAGCCGCAAGGATCATTCAGTCCGCTGGACAACAGATGTCATTCTGTTCGTGCCGCGCAAGTCCGGCAAAACAACGCTGGCGTCAATCATTGGCTTGTATGAGCTTCTGTTCGGCGATGCCGGGGCTGAAGTCTTTACATTGGCGACAAACCGAGAGCAGGCGTCAATCTGCTTTGATTCTTCTCGCGCCATTGTGGATACGATGCATCCTGACCTGGCGGCGAAGTTCTTGGTCTACCGCAATGAGATCAAGAAGCAGGGCGATTCCACCTCGACCTATCGGTCGCTGTCTCGCGAGAATCGTAAGACGGGCGACGGCAAGAATCCAAGTTGCGCCTTGGTGGACGAGGCGGCTCAGATCACAGAGCGGTCTAGCATTGAGGTTCTGCATTCGGGTATGGGCGCAAGGAAGAATCCATTGCGCCTATACATGACCACGGCCAGCTTCACCCGTGACACCAAGTTTTTCGAGGACTTGAGTTACTTTCGCAGCATCCTTGCTGGTGCTGCCGAGGATTCTGGCCGCTGGTTTGGTTTGCTGTACTCGGTTGATACTGGCGACGCATGGCAGGACGAATCAACCTGGGGCAAAGCCAATCCCATGCTAGGGGTCTCTGTCACTACGGAGCATATTCGCCATATGGCGCAGGAGGCCGCGGCGAAGCCTGCGTCGCTCAATGAGTTCCTTTGTAAGCAACTGAATATCTACGTTAGCGCCAATGCCGCTTGGGTTGACCGGCGCTTCTGGGATGAGTCGGTTGCCGCTTTTCCGAGCGACAAGCCGGAATCTGTGTTCCTGGCATTTGACTTGGCGCATTCTCGGGACTTGAATGCGGTTTGCACCTTGTTCCGGTATGACGAGGAGAAGTTCTTTGCCAAGTTTCAATTCTTCCTGCCGGAAGAGTCGATTGACTTGGTGCCAAACCACTATTTGCCGATTTATGGGCAGGCCAAGGCGACTGGAATACTGAAGCTAACTCCCGGCAACGTCACCGATCATGGCGAAATTGAGGCGTATATCCGAAAACAATGCGCGGAATATGAGGTCAAAGAGATTGCTTATGACCCATACAATGCCGCGGGATTAGTCGCCAATTTGTACTCGGATGGCCTGCCGGTCAAGAAAGTCGGCCAGGGCATGGCAATTCTGAGCAATCCAAGCAAGACAACCGAGCAAATGATCCTAAAACGAGCCATTGAGCATGATGGCAACGCGTTTTTAGGATGGCAATTGAGCAACTGCGAGGTTTATACGGACGTTAACGGTAACGTCAAAATCCGCAAGAATGAGGCTGATCCGTCTGCCAAGGTGGACGGGATCATCTCTTTGATCATGGCAATGCATTGCCATCTGGACAATGTATTTGTCTCCGATAGCTATGGATTTCGTTCGCTGGAGTGGTAAAGTTACACGAAATCCTACGTTTCCGAGGCAATCATGGCGATTCTCGATATCTTCAAACGCAAGAAGGCCGTTGCCGAAAGCAATACGCTATTCGGTCAAACTGCCCTCGGAAATAACATTGTCTATCAGGGCAATGACAGTCGCCCGACTGTAAATACGCAGATTCTGTATGTCACCACATCCGGCTCGACCGATGCCGGAAGGGTGGTTGATATTGGTACGCTGACGCGCAATAGCACCGTGATGGCCTGCGTCAATCTCAAGGCTAGGGCGCTCAGTCAGTTGCCAATCAAGATTATGCGGCGCATGGAAGATGGGACGATGGTAGATGCCTTGGCGTCACCGGATGTTCCGACGCGGGAGAAAACTCGCGCCAAAGCGGTTATGTCGCTGCTGGAGTCTCCCAATCAATTCCAAAGTCAATATGAGTTTTGGTATCAATGGCTCATGTGGCTGGAACTGTCGGGGGAATCCTTTACGCTGTGGTGGCGCAAGGATCAGGAGAATCCTTCGCAGGTTCCGATGGAGATGTATATCTTGGACAGCACCTTGATTGCTGTTCAGATTACTCCGACGCGCTATCCGTCTTATCGCCTATCCACGCCGTCCTACGGGTTTAGCAAAGATGAGCCTTTGAAGGCGCATCAGGTAATGCACGTTAAAGAGGCTGGATGGCAAGGGTCTGCTGGCTTTAACAAGGGGTTGCTGGCCGTTGAGCTTGTCGGGCTGGATCAAGACATCGACCTATACGCCAACTATGTGATGCTCAATGGCGCAAAGCCGAGCGGAATGTTTACCACCGAATCGGTGATTCCAGACCAAAAGTACAAAGAGATTGCCAGCCGGTTAAAGGAAGCCTGGGCGTCAATGACGGCCAGCCGCCGCCAAGACCCGTCGAAGCCGGGACAAGGAATGCTGCTCGACCAAGGCATGAAGTATGTGCCGCTGGATATGCTGACCTTGCAAGATGCGGATGCTGCCAATCTAAAAATCCAAACCATGAAGCGCATCTGCGGCCTGTTTGGCGTTCCTCCGTCGATGATCGGGATAGCAGACCAAAAGTACAACAATACGCAAACGGTCATGGATGAGTTTTATAAGAGCGCAATGTATCCGATGGTTGTGAACATCCAGCAAAAGCTCAAGCAGCACCTTTTAAATGGCTATCCGTCCTTGTATGTAGAGTTTGATACCAAGGACTTCTTGAAGGGTGCGCCATTGGATCAGATGAATTTTGTTGCGTCTGGCGTAAGCAATGGCATAATTAGTCCTAATGAGGCGCGTGAATACCTCAACATGGCGAAGATGGCCGGTGCTGACGCGCTCAAAGACGATGCGAAACCTTCAGATGGGATTGCCGGAACATCGCCTCAAGATACTGGTGGGGGCGGTGGAAACCAGCGCAGAAGGATGAACATTGGGACAACCTGATATAAGATATTTACTGGCGCTTCAGCGGCAAATCAAAGCCAAATCTTTGAAATTGCAGCCAAGTGTGGTAAAACCCCCTACAATACAAGACATTAACCAGTCTATTGTGCAAGGGGTCATCCATGACTCAGCAAATGCTGCTGATGTGCGAAGCGAAACTGTCGCTCAACGAAAGCGCGGCAGGCCGAAAAAGCGGCCAAATTGAGGCTCGCATTACAACTTGGGGTCCGCGAGAAGGTTGCGATGGCCGCAAGTTTAATTACAAGCCCGAGGCATTTATGTCTTGGGCTGAATCTTTTGGGGCGTCCGGCAGGCCGCTTCCCATGTATGTCAACCACGAATCTCAGGGAATTCCGGTCGGAGAGTGGACCGAATTTGCTTTTGACGATGAAGGGATGACTGCGACAGGTCGAATCTATACAGAAACCAGTTCTGGCAGCGATCTGTATAAGATTATGAAAGAATCTCCGGCCATGTTTGGTGGGGTTTCTGTCGGTGCATATGCCGACGAATATGAGATGGTTGACTCTGCTGGCGAACCGGATGACTCGGATGACGCCTATTTCTCCATCGTCAAGGGTGGGCTGCGCGAAGTTAGCGTAGTCATGCATCCCAACAATCCCTCGGCTGCGGTTCATTCGCTGGAGTTCTTCCGCGAGGATGGATCAGCCGATCTCAAGATTCTTGAGCAAACCCTGCGCGATGCTGGGTTGTCGAGGAAAGATGCGGTCGCTGCCGCGTCTATTTTCAAGCGCGTTCTTGAGCAACGTGATGTTGTTCAACCTGCGCCTGAGAACGCGCCGGTTCAGAGCGATTCTGATGCGGAAGCGACCACCCAATTGCTCGCTGCGCTACAGCAACGCGAGCTTCTTAAAGCTCTTACCTCAAAGGTTTCCCAATGAAAGAGATCATTGAAAAGCTGGACGCTATTGAAGCGTCCAATCTGTCGAAGGTCGAAGCAGTCACCGCCAAGGTTGACGAGGCCATCGAGTCCATGAAGAACGAAGTGGCTGAGAAAGTTTCGGCCCTGGAAGCCAAGGTTGCTGCGGTTCAAGCTCCCGAGATCATTCGTCCGGTCGCCAAATCCGTTCGTCAAGACGTTAACCGTTTGGTGCGTGAGCAACTGCGCGACATCGCCTCTGGCAAGTCCGCTTTTGAGCGCGAACTGAAGATGTTTGCTGATGAAGCTCAGTATCACGCCTACCTGCAAGAAGCGTCCGCGCTGACCGCTGGCGGCGACGGCAAAGGCGGCCGCACCGCGTATGATCCGGTGTTTGCTGCGCTGCGTCTTGGCAATCCGATGCGCGGCATTTCGCGTACCGTTGCTACTGATGGTTCCAGCTACCAGTTCCGCGTCAAGACCGGCAATGCTGGCGCTCAATGGGGTTATGGCATCCAGAACAACGGATCGGCCACGACTGAAAACACCAGCATTTGGCAGATCGTGATGAAGGACATCAACGTCCAGTTCCCGATCCGCACGGCGGCGCTCGATGACATCGACGGCCTTGAGGCCAATGTCGTTGACGATATGCTGGCCGAGTTCGCGCAAAGCGAAGCTCTGTCGATGGTGCAGAACGATGACCAAAGCGGCACCGGCACGACCGTTGCCACGGGCGGCGCTGATGGCCTGCGTGGCTTGAATCAGTATGGCGGCGCAAACAGCGTTTACGCTGGCGGCACTACCTCGGCTGCGGCCTTTGGTTCTTCCGGCACCGGCTCGACTTCCGGCCTGCATGACCTGGCAACTTATGATCAGTTGACCACCAACGCGAACACCGTTGGCGCAAACAACGTCACCTATAACGACGTTATCAATCTGATCTATGCGCTTCCGCAGCAGTATTGGACGGATGCGGCGCGGTTTATGATTAATCCGGTTCTGCTCAACGCCATCCGCGCACTCAAGGATGACAATGGCGCTCCGATCTTTAATCGTAACGAAGGTCTGTCGGTTAACGGCATCGTTGGTCAGTTGCTTGGCTTTGATGTGGTGGTCAACAAGTATGTTGACAACCCGTCGCAAGCCTCGGCAGGTTCGGCTGGCACGACTTCGCTTTATCCGATGTACTTTGCCGACTGGTCGCGCTTCCATACCATTGTTGATCGCCTCAACATGGTGATGCGTCGCTACGATCAGACCCTCCCTGGCTACATCACCTTCTTTGGCGAGAAGCGCCTGGGAACCTCGGTTCGTGACCCGAACAGCGGCGTTCGTTATCGCTCGACTGGCACAGCGACCTGATAGGGGTCAAGGGGTGGACGGGCGTTCACCCCTTTACTTCAACCAGTAAGCGAGAACAACATGACGGTCACAGAAAAAATTCTTGATGGCATCAAAAGCGCGATCCATGAGGGCGGTAAGCAAGTTATCAGCCTGACGGAAGCGTCGAGTATCACCGGATCAGGTTCCGGTGTGGGTGGCCGAATTGTCTTTGATGACGTATTTGCGGCCTTGCGATACGCCAATCCGTTTCGGATGGGTTCACGAATCATGCCGGTTTCCGGTTCTGACGCGATGTTTGTCGCCAAGACAGGCAACGCGACAAATCAGGCGGGAAATCCCTGGGGCTATCCGGTCCAGGATAACCAAGGCAGTCCCAATACAAATACAACGATCTGGCAATTGCCGGTTCGTGCAATTGCAGCCACTCTTCCAATCCGCACCGCGGTCATGTCCGATGTCAATGGACTTGAAGCGGAACTGGTTGAAGATTTGATGATGGAATTCGCGCAGCTAGAAGGCGCTTCAATGGCGATCAACAATGATCAGGCCGGAAGCACTACCACCACAACTGGCGCAACCTCCGGGCTTCGCGGTTTGGATAGCTACGCGGATGGCGCGTCTGTTTCTGCGTTTGGAACCTCGGGCACCGCAATCACCAATGGTATTCATTCGATCTCGACGCAGACTGCAACGACTTCGATTGCTTACACAGACATTACGGCGGCGGCTTCTCGGCTACCGGCTCAGTATTGGGCCATGCCGGATGTTGCTTGGCACATCAATCCTTCGACGATTCAAGCTCTGCGCGATCTGACTGACTCGCAAGGGCTTCCATTGTTCCTGGAGATTGGTGACGAAGATGGCGCTGCGGTTGGTCGCATCTTTGGATGGCCGGTCATCCCGAATCCATATCTGTCTGCCTCTTATCCGGTTTATCTAGCGCATTGGCCGCGGTTCCTGACCATTGGCGATACGGAAGAGATGTCGATTCAGATGATGGAGCAAAGCGCCCCTGGCTTTGTGACGCTGTTTGCTGAGAAGCGAGTAGTGTCCACGGTCAAAGACCCGTTCGCTGGCGTTCGTATTAAGGTGGTCTGATGTCAACCGGCACGTTGTACGATGCAGTTCCCGCTTTAGGCGGGACTCGGAATCCATTCAATTACGAAAAGATTGAGGAGATTTCTCGCGACAATGTGACTGCTTGGCTGACAATGGAAGAGGTTACGCAGCATCTTAATCTCTTTGATGATGAGAGTCAGGACGTATACATCGCTAGTCTTGAGCTTGCGACGAGACAGGCTATTGAGGACTATCTAGGCATCTCCATTTTCCCAATTTCCTATCGGGTTTGGTATGCCGCCTCTTCGCTCTATGGCGAACCTCTTGCGCTTGATTTGCCGGAAGTTTCTCAGAGCAACTACCCAAGTCCGCTTGGTATCACGATCATCAAAGTTGCGTATTACAACTCCAGCAATGTCGCCGTTACGTTAAGCAATACCGATTACTTCTATGATGGGTCAGGCAATCGGATTGTTGTTGATACGATGCCATCTGACATTAGCTATCAGATTGCTAATCCGGTGTTTGTGGAATATTCGACTGCGGCCAATCTGCTTGCTGCCTATCCGGTAGTCAAGCAGGCGGCTTTGTTGATGCTCACGCATTTGTACAACCATCGCAGCGACACCGAGGATCGGATCGTCAGAACGATTCCTTATGGCGTTGCTTCGCTGCTGCGTAAGTACAAGCCGCTGGTGATGTGATGGCAATCGCTAGGTTTGAGAATATTGCAGTCAACAACTTGACGTTTGGAATCTCAAGTTTTGGCGAACAATCAACGACTCAGACAAAGTGGTTTGACACTCGCGCTAGGGTGGCAGATGTTGCTAATAACGTCAGGATTTCTGAGAAGTATCGTTTGTACAGCGACCTAGTGGAGTTCACGTTAAATTTCACGCCAAACACTAGGGCGATGGCAAACGATCAGAATCTGTACTCAATCACCTGGCGCGGCAAGGATTGGCGAATTACGGATTGTCGAGAATCCAATGATCGGATGACCGTAATGTTTATGTGCTATCGCAACGACCCGGAAACGGCGGTCTGATATGGGTCAAAATAGCGTTATTGCATATGCACAGGCAATCCAAGCTCAGTTGCAGTCAATAGTGACGCCGGTTCCTGTATATGCGTCCTTTAACCGCAACTTTGCAACCGATCCTAAGTTTTTGGTGTGGATGTTGCGCGATGTTCATCAGCCTGTGTATACAGGGCCGGTGCAAAGTGTAAAAGGCATTGATCGACCTATCTTTCAAATCTCCATCTTTACGCAGCAAATTCAAGATGGGTTTGAACTTAGTCAGTTGGTGATTGATGCGTTGCATGGATACAGCGGGTTATTTGGTGGCCCGACTTATGGTTTCCAGATTTCAAAAGCTGATGTAATGTGGCTTTTTAATAGTTACAATAACGACGAAAAGATGTCGCAAATCTACTTGGATTGCACTCTGGACGTTCCGACTTGACAAGACAGCGTTTATAAACTTTAGAGGAAATTGTCATGGCTCTGCCTAATCTTGTTTTGCCGGGGTTCAGCGCCGCGCTGTATTGCCAGCCGGGATCAACTCCTACTCCGCTGACCGTTACTCAGCTTTCGCTGGTTGCCAGCGTATCTCCAATTGCCGTGTCCGGTAATTTGCTTCCTGTTGAGGCGATTCCCGCTTTCGGTACGGACGATGCGGTCGCTTCCTATGGCGTTGCTGGTTCGCGGCAGGGAGACAAGATTCCCGTGCAAAACGCTCCGACTTCGATGTCAATCACAGCGGCGTGGAACCCCTCGGATGCCAATCTGCTGCTGGTTCGCGCTGATTCTTATTCTGGCGTGATTGACCGGACGTTTGTGATCTCTGCGACAGACGGCACCAATATCGTCTATTACGCATTTAACGGTCGCGTCGGCAATTTCCAAATTGACTCGGCCCCCGGCGCTGAAGCGAAATGTATGTTCACTATTCATCCGCGTGGCAACCAGTTTGGTTGGTCGAACAACGCATAAGGAGTAAATAAAATGGCCGCACCTAATGCAGTTCTTCCTGGTTTTTCTGCCGCCCTGTGGATGCAGGACGATGTTACGCCGACCCCGCTTTCGACCGCCAATTTAGCGGTTTGGGTGGGTCAAGTCGCCGATATTGCAGGCACCGCCGCCAATGGAACCGGCACCGCTGGCGTTCAAGTTCCCGTTGAGGCAATTCCAGCCTTTGGAACTGATGATGCTGTCGCATCCTATGGCGTAGCTGGCTCCCGTCAGGGCGACAAGATTCCGGTGCAGAACGCCCCGACATCGCTGTCCATCACAGCGGCATGGAATCCTTCCGATGCAGCGTTGCTGCAAATCCGGGCTGATTCTTATGCAGGTACCGTTGATCGGACCTTTGTTGTTACGGCGACCGCCGGGGCTTCCACGGTTGCGTATGCGTTCAATGCTCGCGTTGGCAACTTTCAGATTGACGCAGCGCCTGGGGCTGAAGCGAAGTGTATGTTTACGGTGCATCCCCGCGGCAACCAGTTTGGATGGAGTAACACATGACATTAGATGAGTTCGTCGCAGTCTTGGTGGACTTTCACGGCGACCTTGATCTGATGGTGCGCGGCCATCCATTCTCGCTGGAGGAAGTGTCTGACGCTTTTGATTTAGCGGAGAATGAAGCGGAGCAAATCATTTTGGCTAAGATGGTTGAGGCCGCTTCTCAATAGAGAATGTCCACAATACAAAACACGACAGATTTATTAAGCTACTTGTTGCAGCAGGCAGAGTTAAGGAAAGACTGGTTTGGCTTTCTTCAGCAACGCCTGACTGCAATTTCTTTAGCCCATGACATTGCAAAATGCCATGCGGACAAAATGAACCCTTCTGAAGTTGTCGCCTACGCGATTGAACTGAATGAAGAGATTTACCAGAAGATAGTTAGAGGACATAAGACATGACAAAACTCTCTGCCTTGATTGGCGATTCTGCCGCCATTCGCACTAGAACCTTTCAAATTGGCGGCGTTGACTTCCGAGTCAAAGTGCCCTTGAGCGCCGAAATTGACGCCATGAATAACCGTATCAATATGGTTAGCAAGGAAGAAGTCGAAGCGCGATTTGAGAAGTCTAAAAAAGACTTTACGGAAAGCGAAACGGTCAAATTTACTGAAGATGACGTTTTGCTTGAGGATCGGTCTTTGCGGGAGATCAGCGAGACTGCCATCAAGGCAGAGCGCAGAATCCTTGAGTTTGTGAAGCTCATTGTGCCGCAAGGTGGTGGCACAATGGACGATTTAACGTATGATGACATCGAGGCTGAATGGCCGTTTGCTATTCAGTTAGAGATTCTCAATAAGATTGTCGAGGCCATCCAGCCTGGGTTTGAAAGTCAGCGAAAAAACTAATACAGGACATCCATCAGCAGGTTAGAGCGTGGATATACGCGCATGGTGGATGTCCTGACAATGTGCCAACCGATGATATGCGTAACATTGAAATCATGTTCCATGATGGCATCATTGGGCCAAAGGCAAGCCTGTTGGCGATTTCTGCGCTGACAACCGGCAATTTAAACTCCAAGCTACAGAAGGGCGCAAAGCCTTATTCCATCAGGAACGTGCTTCCGTCAACGGTCGATTACGTTTTCCCTCCTCTGTCTCCTGAGCAACAACGCGAACAAGCAAACAGAAGTTTGCTGGCATTTATGCTGCAAAGCCCTGGCGGCGAAAAGCATTTGCAGGCAGCAAAATGACTAAAGACGTTGAAACCCAATTCTTTGAGCTTGAAGGGTTTGCGGACCTTGAATGGCAGATGAAGGAAATCATTCATCACGTTCGCGCTGACACAGCTATTCGCCAAAACTTTGTTAAGGCTTTGCGGGTTGCCATGCAGCCAGTATACGAAGAGGTAAAGCGAACGGCCCCTTATGACAACGAGAATCCTCGCAGTCAATACCGCCCTGTTCACATGAGGGATACGGTTAAGCTCAAAGCTCGATTGCCTACAGACAAAGATATGGAATCGGTTTACGCAAACGAGAATGTTGTTGCCGTGGGACTTGTAACGGTCAAGAAGTCAGCCGTTTCTTTGGCGATGGAGTTTGGAACTTCAAGGATAGCGCCAAGGGCTTTTATGAGGACTGCATTGAAGGTGAAAGCCCCGGACGCATTAAGAATCTTGAAGTCAGAGCTTTCTAGAATGCTGCCCGAGTATATGGCAAAGTTAAATAGGCGAAGAGGTAAGTAATCATGGCTACAGGGCAAACGGCGGCGACACTAGATGTCCGTATGCGAATGGAGACTGGCGAGTTTGTTGCCGGGGCCACCAAAGCAGCGCAAGAGACAACCAAATTAAAAAATGCCATTGCCCGTGAGATGAAACTTGCGGAAAAGGAGCTTAAAGCTCTTGATTACGCTACGCAAGACTACGGCAAGACAGTCACTAAAGTCGCTCAGATGGAGCGTGAATTGGCCGAGGGCCGATTCAAAAACTTGCGTCAATCTGAGCAGGGCAAGTCAGTCGCCGCTCAATTGCTGGCCCAAGCAGCGGCTTATGACAAGATGGCGGCTTCCACGAAAGCCGCTACCAAAGGCTTAACTGAGCAACAAAAGATTCAACTGTCATATCAGTTGACTGACTTCGTGACGCAGGTTGGTTCTGGTCAAAACGCTATGGTTGCATTCTTGCAACAGGGCGGTCAGTTCAAAGATGTGATGGGCGGCTTTGGCAATACGTTCCGTTGGCTAGGAACGCTATTTACGCCATTTCGCGTCGCTGTTGGCGGGGCGGCAACCGCTCTTGGAGTGCTTGTCACCGCGTTTTATAAAGGTGCTAAAGAGTCTGCCGACTTTAGGGACAGCATGATTCTAACCAGCAATTTTGCTGGCGTCACAGAGCAATCCATCACTAAATTAGCCGAGTCATCAAGCAAAAAGCTGAATGTATCAGTCGGGAGCGCAAGGGAATCTTTATATGCACTAGCGGCATCCGGGAAGTTTACGCAGGAGTCTATTGGCTCAGTCAATCAGATGATCTTGAATCTCTCCAAGCTGACTGGAGATTCCGCTAAGACAACTGCCGAAAAGCTTATTCCATCTCTAGATGGATCAGCTTCTTCTGCCAAACGCCTTAATGATCAATATGGCTTTTTAACTCTTGCGGAATATAAGCGAATTGAGGCGCTGGAAAAGGCTGGAGATAAACAAAAGGCAATCAAAGAACTTACTGATTCTTTTAATGCCAATGTAGAAAATCAAAAAAGAAGCCTTGGAGTCATTGAAAAAGCATGGAATGCGATTGGCAATGAAATCAGTCGAGCCTGGGATGCTATTAAAGGATTTGGACGGGAGAACTTAGAGCAAGACTTGGCGGCAATTGATCGCCAAATTCAAGCAATCCATGAGTCTCAGGCTGATATTGCAAAAGCCGCCGGATTGCGCGGCCTTACTCCTGGGCAAATGACGGACCAGTTGTCAAACACTCTTGCGTCTTTGGACGCAAGAAGAACGGCAATCATGGCGAAGATTGAAGCTGCCGATAAAGCCGCCAGGAAGGCTCAAGAGGAGCGCAGAAAAATAGATGACCGCGCCGCTGCTGGAGGCATAGACGCGGAGCTGAAAAAGCAAGAAGAGCTGACCAAAGCTGGCTTTAGACTTCAGCTTGTATCGTTTCAAGACTACGTTGATCAGAAGGCAAAGCTAGAGGCTGAAGCCAACGTCAAGATTGAAGAGTTAAGAACAGAAACCACGCGCCAAAATGTTCGCGAAAGATTTCAATTCCAGTTTCTCAACGCCCAAATCTTGGCGAAAAATGAGCTTGCAATCAGAGAGCAATTAAAGCGTGATCTCAATAAGATTGATATGGATCGCATTTTGGCGATTGCCAAGGCAGAAGGTGAACGCCAAGATATTGCTCAGAAGGCTGCGGATGACCTTGCGCTTCGCGTTGCCAATGCGACAAGAAGCCTAGGAGAAAAACTTTATCTAGAGAAGATTTCTCTTGATGTTGACAAGGAAAGAGTGGCGCTTCAGAACAATCTTTTATTCGCCACCGATGCTCAAAAGAAGTCCGCAGAGCAACGCTTTGAGATGGAAAAGCGCATTCAGCAGATTGAGCAGGATCGTCTGATTGACCCACAGGGCAAGATTGCCATCATCGCCCAACTGCGTAATCTGCAAGATCAGCGAGATGCGTTCAACAAGCTAGAAGAATCGGTCAAGCGCGTGGGCGACAAGTGGGAGTCCGTGTTCAGCAACATGACTCGCGCCATTGAGTCTTTTGTCAGAACCGGGAAGATGTCCTTTAGCGATCTGACTCGCAGCATTATTGCTGACATCTTGGCAATGGAGATGAAGGCTCAGGCAAGCGTTTTGTTTCGTGCGTTCAAAGGCATGGTGATGACTGCCCTGGCATCAAATACCTCCTTTACAACAGCACCTGGCGTATTTGATACCGGGGCGGTGGCATACGGCAGGGCCACGGGAGGTCCGGTATCTGCCAACACGCCATACATGGTTGGCGAAAGAGGTCCGGAGTTGTTTATGCCTAGCGGGGCAGGAACGATCATTCCTAACCATGCCCTGGGCGGCATGGGAGGTCAGACAAATATCACCAATTACAACATTAGTGCCATTGATGTGAAGTCCTTTGAAGATCGCATCCTTGGAAGTTCTAAAGCAGTCTGGGCGGCAAATGCGTATGCCAGCAAGGGCATTGCAATGGCTGGCGGGAGAGCGTGATGTCGTTTCAAACCATTTTTGAGATTCAGCAATCCATGACGGTGAACAACCGTCGAACGGTTGGGCAGCAGGTAAGCCGCAGCGGTCAGATTCGTACCGCGCAATATCTCACTTCAGTTCCTTGGGTGTTCACGATCACCCCGCACAACTATCTCTACTATCCGCAAGTTAGAGATGTGATTCAGTCCATCGACAACCTAGATCGCCAAACCTCAATGGTGATTACATTTGATACGCCAGAGCTTGAGTGGTTTGTAGCCTATCAAGGCGGGGCATCTTCTGCCCCGACTACGATGACGCTGGATTCAACGCCAGCCCCAAACGCAACGACGCTTTCTATTACGGGAGTGCCATCTGCTTCTGGGGACATCTTCAAGGCTGGCGACTTCATCATGGTAGATGGTTACACCTACAAGGTGACTCAGGATGTCGCAAGGGCAGACACGATTTCTGTGCCTATTCATCGTCCTGTGATTGGATCGCCGACTGCTGGCGCGGCTGTCGCCTGTGCAGAAAACTGTACGTTCAACGTCTATGCGGAAGCTTGTCCAACCTACACGCTGACGCCCATGACTGATGGGGCATTTGTCAATTGGGATGGTCCGTTTGTCTTTCGGGAGAACGTCGCACCATGAGTACCACAATGACTGCGCTTAGTAGCGCAAACATCAATCACGCAGAATTTATCAAGATGACGGTTGGCGATCCTGCCACCTATTACTTCTTCTGCAACGCGGCATCTCCCATCTCTGTTGATGGGATGACCTTCAATGGTCTTGGCTCCCTGCTGTTGCTTGGCGAGATCAATCGAGAGGTCAAAGCAACATCTGTCGATCTGTCCGTTTCCCTGATTGGCATTGATCCGTCAAACATTGCTTTGCTGCTCTCTACGGACATCAAGGGATCGCTGGTTGAAGTCTGGCGCGGGTTCTTGGATTCCGACAATCAAATCATTACTTCCCCGTCGCAGCAGTTCTTTAAACGATACACAGGCATCGTCAACAGCGTTGCCATCAATGAGGACTGGAACGAGCAGTTGCGTTCTCGCGTGGCAACTTGCTCGATTGCTTGCACAAGCATGAGGAAGGTTTTGGAGAACAGGATTGCAGGGCTAAAGACAAACCAAGCAAGCTGGCAGTTTTATCACGCTGGCGACACTTCGATGGATCGCGTTGCCGCAATCTCTAATACCTACTTTGATTTTGGCAAGCCTCCGACGAAAGGTGGCTCTGCATCCAATCCTGCGGACACGGCGCAGGAAGTGGTGGATAGCGTTGGCGCACCCTGATGATTCGTCTAGCAAACAAGATTGATTTGCCTGTATTGGTGGAGATGATGCGGGGCTATGCAAGTGAATCGCCAATGCCATTGCTTGCTGACCCCGCGAACCATGATGAGCAGCATATTTGTGACCTGTTGATTTCTTTGATTGCTGGAAGAGGGTTCGTTCTGCTTGATGACAAAAACAGAGGGATGCTGGCGGCAATTGTTGTACAGAATGTTTGGTGTCCTGCGGTGCTGGAGTTAAAAGAACTTGCATGGTGGGTTGAACCCGAACACCGAAATGGATCGGTTGGCGGCAGACTGTTCATTAAGTTCAATGAAATTGCAGACGCTTATTTGCAGAGCAACAGGGTTCAAAGTGTGGCGATGTCTTTGCTGGAGAGCAGCAAGGTGAAGAATCTGCCGGGATACAAAAAGATTGAAGCGACGTTTTTGAGGATGTAGGAAATGCCATCGTCACTCATTTTGACCGCAATATATGGAAGCATGGCGGCGGCAACTGCTGCGCTTGGAGCAATTGGCGTTGCCGTTACAACCTTTGCAATCAACTTTGCTGTGTCTGCCGTTATGGCAAGGGCATTTACTCCAAAGAAAGATTCCCCGCAGGACTTTGGAGTACGCCAGCAAATCCCTCCAAGCTCAGACAATCCGGTTCCGGTGGTATATGGCGAGGCGTGGCTTGCAGGAACATTCGTTGACGCGGTGCTGAGTACCGATCAGAAAACGATGTACTACGTTCTTGCTATTAGCAATATCTCTGCTAATGGGCAAGTAACGTATGACACCACAAAGTTCTATTACGGGGATCGGCTAGTCACGTTCGACGGCACCGATCAAACAAAGGTTGTCTCGCTGACGGATACCGCTGGAAACGTAGACACCAAGATTGCGGATCAGATGTATGTGTATCTGTACACATCAAACGCATCAGGAGTGATCTCTCCTGTCAATACCGCGCAATATCCGCATCAGGTGATGGGCGGTGGAGACATTGACGCTGCGCTGCAATGGCCCTCTACAAACCGGCAAATGACCGGACTGGCGTTTGCCATTGTCAAGCTGATCTATTCCGCTGGAGATGGCGTCACAAGGCTTGAGCCGCTGACCTTTAAGATCAATCATTCCTTGAATGGAACTGGCGTAGCAAAGCCGGGGGATGTTCTCTATGACTATCTGACCAACGAATTCTATGGTGGTGCTGTTCCTGCTTCACAGGTCAATGCAACTGCTTGTACTGCGCTGAATTCCTATTCAGATCAAGTTATTACTTACACGCCCTATTCTGGCGGGAGTGCGACTCAGCCTCGATACAGGATCAATGGCGTTCTGAATACGGGCGACACCGTACTGGCGAACTGCGAGCATATTCTGACTGCTTGCGATTCGTGGTTATCGTATGACGCGGCAAGCGGTCAATGGACGCCAGTCATCAATAAAGCGGAAACTGCATCGTTGGCATTTGATGATTCCAACATCATTGGAGAGATCAAGGTCAGCGTTACCGATCTTTCTTCGACCTACAATCAGATCGAAGTTTCGTTCCCGTTCAAAAACAACAAAGACCAACCTGAGTACATCAGAGCAGCGGTTCCTGCTGGATTGCTGTTCACCAATGAGCCGGTAAATAAACTTAGCACTTCGTTCAATCTGGTGAACGATAGCGTTCAAGCGTCTTACCTTGCCAATCGAATCCTAGAGCAATCCCGCGAGGATTTGATTGTTACGTTTGCCTCGGCGTACCCCGGCATTCAGTTGAATGCTGGTGATGTGGTCAGCGTTACTAATGCGGAATATGGATGGAGTGCCAAGTTATTCCGAGTGATGAAGGTCGCGGAGGCATCGCTACCTGATGGCAATCTTGGGGCAAGGTTTGATCTGGCTGAGTACAACGCCCAAGTCTACGATGACTTTGACATCACCCAATACGAACCTGCGCCAAATGGCGATCTGCCTTCGCCCGAATACTTCTCTGCCCTTGGCGCGCCAACGATTGCAGCGTCAAGGCCCAACGAGAACCCGCCCACATTTGATGTGCAGGTCACACTACCTTTGACTGGTCGCATTACTTGGGCGACGCTCTACTACACCACAAACCCTTCTCCAGCCGCGTATGACTGGAAGGTGCTGCGGCAAGCATCTGCTCCACAGGGAACTGCTGCAACAAATGGCGCGATCTATGGCTGGACAAAGATTTCATTGCCAGTTGGGGCTTACTATTTCACTTGGATTGTGGGCAATGAGGTTGGTCAGTCAGCAAGGTCAACGACAAGCGCAGTATTTAACTGGACGCCCCTAGACGTCTCAGGAGCAATCACGGGGCTGGAGGATGAGATTTATATCCTCGGGTTAGACATCGACGATAAGCTCAGTAAGACTGGCGCAAATATCCTGACCGGCACAATCGTCCCGGAGGACTCTGGCGGCATTAAGGCTGGATCAATCACTTGGAATTCCTCGACTGGTCAACTGACTGGTGGAAGCGGCGTCGCAATCACAGAAGCGGGAATCATTGGCGCACAGAGCGGCACCGCAAAGTTCACTATTGATACGGCAGGGAATGCCACTTTTGCTGGAGACATCAGTACAGACGGGGATGCGTATTTTGCTGGCAAAACACAAACCGCAACGCAAATCTTTATTCTTGGAAGTTACTATAACGTGGACTATTCCACGTTTTCGTATGCGACATCGAACGCGACAAGCGGTTCAGTTGCTAGGGCGGGGACGTATGGTTATGCCGACGCATCAACATCTGCATTGAATATTGGAATTATTGGATACGCTCCATCAAGCACAAAAGGGGTCGGAGTTTTTGGGCAAGGTGGTGAATATGGCGGGTACTTCATCAATTCATCTTCTGGCGGGATTGCAGTAGTTGCCTCCGCTTATACTTCCACAAGTATTGCATTGGCAGTATTAGGCAGGATTCAATGGGGCGGCACTTATATCTATAACGAACCAAGTGGATCAGGCGCATTCATGCGTGATGATGGTTCTTGGTCTTATGCCGTTCGCCAAACTCCATCAAACTCAGGGACCGCGACAGTCAACTCCAGCAGTCAAATCAGTCTGCTTGGAAGCACCAGCACCGGGATTGCTGGCGCATACGTTGGGACTTCTGCCTCTGGAAGCACCGTCACATGGACAATCCAAACCACCAGTCCTTCTGATCGCAAGCTCAAACAGGACATTGAGGATTCCGATCTTGGGCTAGATTTCGTCAATCAACTTCAGCCAAAGAAATACAAACTCAAGGCTGACCCAAAGCAGCAGGTGGGTTATGGTTTCATTGCTGACGAGGTTGCTGCTCTTGGCGTCCGAGATACTTCTTTGGTGTATCACGAACCGGAGTGGCAGGTTGGGGAGGAAACCGGATTTGACACGATACATTACCCCTCATACGTTGCCATTCTGACCAAGGCAATTCAAGAATTGAGTGCCAAGGTTGATAGTCTGCAAACAGAGATTGCAGCCCTCAAAAACACCCCGTAAAATGTAACCCACGCACCCCGCCCGTAGGTGGGCGGCGTCATCACCCTCGGAAGGGGAAGCCATGCCAAAGTTTTCAAAGAATGTCATTACCCAAGTTAGCGGTTTTGACAATGCCCTGCTCTCAGGCGAACTGGTCTGGGATCAAAAAACCTACTGGAATTTGCAACTCAAATCCGGTGGGGTTCCGATTGACCTGACTGGCGCAACGATTGAAGCATCCATCGTCAGGCGCACAGTAGTTAATCTCACAGATACTCGAAACGGATTATCGTTTGACGTTGGGGATTATGACCCAACTCCAACGCCAGTTTCGTTGACGATTACCAATATTGTCGCGGCTAATGGGTCTTTCACGCTTGTCATTGATGATTCCACTTGGAGTCTCATCAATAGCGATCCCGAGCTTGCCATCGACATCAATGACCCTGTGGCATTTAGCGGCAGGTTGAAAGTCGAGTATCCAGCAGTCAGTCCTGATCCAGCACAGGACTTCATCATCTTTTTGTTTTTCTTGGTTCGATCTGACGGCATCGTGAAGGTGTAATCATGGACGTTACTGTTATCAACGAGAACACCGTCGAAGTCAACATTGGAGCGCAAGCTCCAGTTGTTGTCGAGGTCGATCAGGGAAAGGCTGGCAGAGGGATTGCCAGCGTCACCTACGAGCCGGATGGTACGGTCTATTACCTTGAAATCACCTATACCGATGGAACTACCGAGCTAGTAGGCCCGATCCCGGTTGATGAACCGGCGACTCTAGTCAATTACTACATCAAAGCCAGCGCAGCGATTACCAAGGGCGATCTGGTGATGTTCAGCGGAGCCGTAGGGGCATCAGGTGTCCTGCAAGGTGCGCCAGCGTCAGCGGGGCTTGCAGAGGGCTTGTTGGTGATGGGGATCGCCTCAGAATCAATGGCGCTCAATGGGTTTGGCTACGTCACCAGTTTTGGTTTGGTTCAAGGCATTAACACCACCGGATCGGCAGTTGGTGAGACTTGGGCCACAGGTGACATTCTCTATTACAACCCCGCCTATGTTGGGAAGTTGACCAAGGTTCGCCCGACTTCCCCTGCTGAAGTGGTGGTGGTTGCAGCGGTCACAAATGCCAATGCCGGGAATGGGTCGCTATTTGTCAGGGTCAGTTTTTACCCCAAGCTGACTGAACTTTCGGATGTCTATGCGGTTTCCCCTGCGAACCTTGACCTGATCCAATGGAGTTCAGCGAATAACCGCTGGCAAAAGACCACCAACCTTGTGACTGGTGGAACGATCAGCGAAACGGTCAATAGCGTTGTTTACCCCGTTGCCAGCCAGTACGACATTGGCACCGATCCCAATCAAATCCCGCTGAATCAATACCTCGGCAACCTTGCCTATCAAGACGCAGGAAGCATTGCTGGAAACGTAGTGATTGGCGGGACGGTTACGTCTGCCGGTATTACTTCGACTGGCCCCTCCGTCATCAGCGTCAACTCCACCAGCAACGCCCTGCGAATCACCCAAACCGGGACTGGCAATGCGCTGGTGGTGGAGGATTCAACGAATCCTGATAGCTCTCCGTTTGTGGTGGATGCGAGTGGGAATTTGGGGATTGGAACAACGTCTCCCGGTGGGAAGTTGGACGTTAATGGAGATGCTTATTTTGGCTCAACCAGCTTTGGGTACTCGGTTTATTCGCGCTCTACGAACAACTGGAATTATGCCAATCTCAGCTTAATTCGGAACTCAACCAATACTGCAACGCCTCGATTTTTATCAATGATGTTAGATGGCGATTCAACCTCTAGCACAACTATTGGTGGATACAACGCCATCTGGGGCGCTTACGATTCCTCCCCAACCACAGGGTCAACATCAGCCGCGTTGAACGGAGCGATGGTTTATGGGGCGTATGCCGGTCACCGTTGGTACACCAATGGCACCGAGCGTCTGCGTATCGCCAGCGATGGCAACGTCACTTTCAAAAACGCCATCACCGAAACGGTCTACACCCTCGGCACTTCCGGCAGCATTGCCCTGAACCCCGCTAACGGGACGATCCAAACCTGCGCTGCTGCGGGGAATATCACTTTTACCGACTCACTCAGCGCGGGTCAATCTTTGACGCTCATGTTGACCGGCGGTGCAAGTTATACGATTACATGGCCCACAACAACATGGGTTACCGCTTCTGGGAACGCGGCTCCAACATTAACCGCTGCTGATACGGTGGTGTTCTGGAAAGTGTCTACGACACTATATGCGGCATACGTCGGGAGCTATGTGTAATGGCTAATTACTGGATGTTTGCCGACTCCACCATTTTTGATAATGGTATCTATGGAGCAGTTTCTTACAATAACACAGTTGACTCACAAAATAATATATGGACGGCTGGAATTACCACAAGCGACGGTGGCAATCAAAATGATATGGCTTTTTGGAAGGCAAGTCCAACGGGAAATCTTTTACTGCGGATACGCTTGGCTTTCAGTTCTACTTCGTTTGAGAATGGCACTGGTATTGGTATTGGGTCTGATGACGCAATTTATGTAACTGGTTATAGAGGAACGACACCATATTCATTAGTAACGGCAAAAT